GATCAGGCTAATAATGCCATTGAAGTATCCAAGAGTCTTCTTGATTACCAAGACATTGATAAAACATATGATAAGTACTTTGAGTTTTTACATCGTGAGTTGATGCCAACAATACCTAGGTCGATACTCGCTGATAAGAAGAAGCTTGCAAAGAGTATTAAAGATCTTTACAGAGCTCGAGGTTCTGAACAGTCATATCGTTTACTTTTTCGGCTGCTCTATAACGATGAAATAGATTTCTATTATCCTGGTGAAGATATATTACGACTCTCCGATGGAAGATGGGTTATTGAAACAGCAGTAAGAGTTGGTGAGCCTCTAGCATCAAGCATTACAAATATTAGGACAACCTTTGAAGGTCAATCCATAAAAGGTGGTACATCAGGTGCAACTGCTCGTGTAGATTATGTAGTGAATACTTTATCTGCTGGTCAGAGCGTATCTGAAATGTATCTTCTTGACATAGTTGGTACATTCCAGGATGGAGAAGAAGTTCAGCTCAGCGATGATACATCGACATTTGCAACCATCGTAAGTACCACTGGTCCCTTACAAGCAGTAACCGTGCAAAAGGGTGGTGCTTTTCATCGTGCAGACGATCTTGTTAGTTTTACAGCGACAAGTGGTAGCGGTGCGAACGGTGCTGTCACAGCAACAAGCGACAAGAGTGCTATTGAGTTTGTGATACTTAATGGCGGTTCAGGATATGCAGCAAATGCTGTTATAACACTTACTGGTGGCAGTGGATTTGAAGCTGAAGGTACTATAGCATCACTCAGCAGTACTGAAGTCATATCGATTAACCAAGATACAATACTGCCTATGGCAAATGTTGTATTGAATACGAGTCCGAACTTTGTTGCTTCTGGTGCTAACACTGCTGCCGTCAGTGCAAATCTTGCTTCATCTAATGTTGCGACTCCACTTAATGCTGCTCTTAATTTCTCGACTGGAACGTACGGTACAATCAATTCCATTTCTATGACTAACTATGGTTATGGATATTCTACCCTTCCAGGCGTAAGTATTACACAACCCGAAGTTATTAACTTAAACATTTCGGATGGCAGTGGCGGAATCAAAGGTGACAATGCAAGCATAGTAGCAAATAATGTACCAGGAGCCATCACTGCAGTTAATGTTTCTGCATTCGGTGTAGACTACAGTCGCGTTGAAGAAGTAACAATCAATAATACCACAAGAGGTGGTACACAGGCAGCGAAAGGTGCACCTGAAGTTTCAGGTATCATTACATATCCAGGTAAGTACATCGATACAAAGGGATTCCTTTCCTGGAACAATAGGCTGCAGGATAACTACTATTATCAAGAATTCTCGTATGAGATCGGTGCCGATCAAGTTGTTCCAACATATAAGAGATTAGTTGACGATCTCTTACATCCAGCAGGTACGAAACTCTTTGGGCGCTATCGAGTCTACAGCGGGCTAGATACAACACTAACATCCGTTGATAGTACAGGCAACGGAAGACTGCAGGTAGAAAGTACATTCCAGATAGACGTACCTACAGTTGTATCTGATTCTGAACAGGCTTACATTGATAGTTCAGCGAATACATTTGTAATACCGCAACCGACTTTAGAGGCTCAAACGCCTATCGTAACTGCGCAAACTCATTTCGATATATTGAAGACCGGCCGCGGCAAGATCGATATTTCGTCGAACAATATTATCGGTACATACGCAAGCATACAGATCAGTACATATGCTACTATGCCTATCGGTTCTCTCGGATCACCAAAAACATTGGATGGCAACAATACATTCTTTACATCCGATATACCGATGGGCAATACAAAGATTCTTATTGTTGGTGTTGGTGGTACAGCAAACGGTGCATACTTCATAAATACAACATCTACGAATACAGTCGCAACAATCACTCAGAATTATGCAAACAGCTCGCTGACGAATGGTACATTCTTCTACAATACAAATCAGAACAACACGTACAATATTAATGTTGTGAACTCAGGATCTGCTGCATATGTACTTACTGGTGTGGATAGGCTGGCGAATGTGAGCGGTAATAATAAGACAGTCACAATGAATGTTGGTGATACTGTAAACTTTGCAGTGAATGCATCAGGTCATCCGTTCTACATCAAGACGGCTGCAGGAGTCGGCTCAGGCAACCAGGTCACCACACCGGCAGCAACGAATCAGGGCGCACAAGTTGGAACTGTATCGTGGACGCCAAACACTGCTGGTACATACTTCTATCAGTGTGGCAACCATGGTGCAATGGTCGGTCAAATAGTCGTACGAGTTCAAGGAACGGCCTGAAGATGATTATAAATAAATAGAAATAATCTTGATAAAGGTTAAAGGGTTAAATAATGCCAGGAACAGTAACCAGACGTTTTCGAGTTCATAATGCCGAACAGTTTCATGAGGCATTCTCCGAAACAGCATCAACCAAAATGTACTTGTTCATTGCAAGAGTTTCATCTTGGCCTGATGATAACAATCCGCCGACTCCTGTAGATTCGATCCAGGTAACTGAATATGATAACTGGCGTGATATGCTCTCGTTAAAGAGAGCACAGAGCGGCGATGTTACCTTTGCGGTTCCACGATATAACTGGTCAAGTGGTAAAGTATATCGTGAGTATAACACAAATAGCGCAACCCTTTTTGATACACCTGCAAGTTCAAACACTATGTATGTTATGAACTCATCGTTTCAAGTATATAAGTGTCTATTTAATAATAAAGGTTCTGCATCAACCGTGGAACCGTCAGGAACAGCCACAACTACATTGGTAACTGCAGACGGTTATCATTGGAAGTTTATGTATGCAGTAGGAGCTGGTGATGCTCTAAAGTTTCTGACAACTGCTTGGCAACCAATTAAGACACTTACTGCAGACGATCAATCAGCTCAGTTTGATGTTCAGCAGGCCGCATCGAATGGAGCTATTGATATCATTGATGTTACGAATGGTGGTTCGGCTTATCTTACGAACACAGGTACACTTGCTGCCGTTGCTGATGGCGATACCATGACTCTCGCATCTGGAGCTTCGGGTACAGACAACATTTATAATGGATCTGCTCTATACATTGCTTCAGGTTTAGGATCAGGACAAGTACGAGAAATTACAGACTATGTCGGAGCGAGTAGAGTTGTCCAACTTGCTTCTGCGTTTGCAGTTACACCAAACACATCATCGACTTATTTAGTCGGACCGAAGGTTACGATTACAGGTGACGGTACAGGAGCAACAGCATTTGCGAACGTTAACTCAGGTGCAGTCAATTATATCAACATGATATCCACAGGATCTAACTATTCACAGGCAACCGTGGCAATTACTGCAAACAGCAGTCATGGATCCGGCGGTGCAGGACAAGCATTCGTATCTCCTCCCGGTGGTCATGGATCAGACCCAGTCGATGAACTTGGTGGTCATAACGTTATTATCAATGTACAGTTGAGCGGTTCAGAATCAGATACATTTATAACAACTAACGACTTCCGCTCCATTGGAATCATTCGAGATCCACAGTTTGCAAATGGTACTGTAGCAACAGGATCGGTCTTTAATCAAGCAACTAATCTTACGGTTACGAGTGTATCTGGAACAGGAGCATATACTCTTGATGAAACGGTTCGTGGCAATACATCAGGAGCTTCTGCAAAGTTTGTCAGTTTTGCAAATACTAACAGTGCTAATACTACTGGTACAGTAAAAGTTCTCGATGCTAAATCTAACGGTACATTTACTGCATCAGAAACTATCACTGGGCTATCGAGTGGTATTACTGCAACATTAGGTTCCATCGCTTATGGATCTCTTGCTCCATACACCGGTGATGTTTTATACAAAGAGAATCGGGGACCAATTGCAAGATCTTCAGATCAGATAGAAGATATTAAATTGGTTGTGAAATTCTAAGGAATATTTAAATGGCACTTGCTAATACCGGATCCCTTGCAACGAATCTGAACGTTGATCCCTATTATGATGATTTCGATGAAACAAAAAACTATCATCGTATGCTGTTTCGGCCTGGCCTTGCGGTCCAAGCCCGTGAACTTACACAGTTACAAACTATGCTGCAGAATCAAATCGATAGATTTGGTGAACACGTTTTTAAAGAAGGTAGTGTTGTAAAGGGTTGTGAAGTAAAGTACGATCGCGATCAGATTCGATATATTAAGATTCGCGATAACGATAACAACGGAACTTCAGCAAATGCTGCAGCATTCATCGGATCAACAATCACTGGCACCACGAGCGGTATCACAGCGCACGTCATAGATGCATTGGACGGAAGCGAAGCAGCTACTCCAAATACAAAAACTCTATATGTATACTATACAAGTGGCGGTTCTAATAATACGACAACTGCAGTACTCAGCGGCGAAAGATTAACATCCAACACTTCTTTATCAGCAAATGTTTGCACCGAGGGCGCGCAGTCCACAAATGTTGTAGGCAATGCAGCGCGTATAGAATTTGGTGCCGGCATTATGTTTGCAAAGGATCACTTTATCAATGTGACTGCAGCAAACACAATCATCGGAAGATATTCATCTAATAATACGATTCGTGTTGGTTATGATATACTAGAGCAGATTGTAACTCAAGCCTCCGATACTACACTGCAGGATCCAGCACAAGGATCATTTAACTATGCTGCTCCTGGTTCGGATCGACTCAAATTACTTCCTGTGATTACAACACGGACTGTTTCGGATACTAACGATAAAAACTTCATCGAAAGATTGCGTCTCACAAACGGTAACATTGAACTGCGAACAGATAAACCATCGTATGCGGTCATAGATGACTATATTGCTCGACGTACATTTGACGAATCTGGTGATTATCTCGTAAGAGGTCTTACTACACGGCCAAGAGAACATTTGAACTCAGCAAACAACGGCGGTGTATTTACACTTGCTAACGGCGGTGATGTAAATAAACTCTCAATTGATGTTGCTCCCGGTAAAGCATATGTCAAAGGTTTCGAGATTGATAAGTTTATTTCTTCGCATGTTGCGGTTGATAAGGGTACTGATGTTGAACAGGTTGAGAGCAGTACAGTTCCAGCGAACTACGGAAACTACATCACTGTCGATAACGTTGTCGGTACATGGGATGTCAACGGACACGATCGTGTTGAGCTCTATAATCTAAAACAGAACGCGGTTGCAAATAACAGTTACTCAGCACAATCACCACGCGGTACAAAGATCGGTGAAGCTCGAGTACGAGCAATCGAATACAGCAGTGGCACTAAGGGTGATGCAAACGGTGTTTACAATCTATATCTTTATGATATAGGAATGACTGCAAATAACTTCAGTAATGTAAAGTCGGTATACTTTAATAATAGTACATTCGATGGATTTGCTGATATCAAAGGTACAGCTCTTATAGATACAGAGTTCAATAAGGGTTTATTTAACATCGGTGCTGGTGCCACCAAAACTATTCGTGATGCAAGTAATGCTATAGATAATGATTTTAGATTCTTAAAATCAGAAGATGTTACTATCGCAGCCGACGGTACATTTACAGTTACAACCGGTGGAGCAGGCAATGAAGAATGGGCTTTCTCAACTGGTGCTTTGAGCTCGGCGCAGGAACGTGATAACTTCT